AGGCTACGGTGGCCCCAGAAAGAAAGAACTATAATGAATACTACTACTATGGCAGGAGAAGTAACCACTCCCAAAAAGGTTGCATTTGTAGATAGGAAGAGTGCTAACTCAAATCGCATTGATAAAGATGAGGAAGAGCTAAAGCAACTACTTGCAGATAAAGAAGATGCACCAGAGGCTCAAGCACAAGAAGCTGAACCTACTAATGCAGAAGAGAAAAGTTTTAAGAAACGTTACGGTGATCTCAGGCGACACATGCAAGATAAAGAAAAATCTTGGGAAGATAAGTTTAGTCAACTAGAAGCACAGTTAAAAGACGTTACACGTAAAGAGATTAAGCTACCTAAGTCTGATGAAGACATTGATGCATGGGCAGCACAATACCCTGACGTAGCAGCTATTGTAGAAACAATTGCAATTAAGAAAGCTCGTGAGCAGTCAGAAGGTTTAGAGAGCCGTGTAAAAGAAATTGATGAAATGCGAGCTACAGCATCTCGTGAGAAAGCAGAAGTAGAACTATTAAAAGTTCATCCTGACTTTGGCGAAATACGAAATAGTGATGACTTTCATAATTGGGCAGAAGAACAACCTAAGTGGGTTCAAGATGCTCTATACGAAAATGATACAGATGCTCGTTCTGCAAGTCGTGCAATTGATTTGTACAAAGCAGACATGAATATTAGCACAAAGAAACCTGCAAGCAATAAAGATGCTGCACGTTCTGTTAATCGTACTGGTCGTAACGCACCTGATACAGGTAGCAAAGATGGTACATTTAGTGAATCGCAAGTTGCAAGTATGTCAACTAAACAATACGAAAAAGCTTCCGATGCGATTATGGAAGCAATAAGAACTGGAAAATTTATTTATGATATGTCTGGTTCTGCACGATAAAATACTGTTGACAAATAAAATTAATACAGTATAACTATAGGTATAATCATTATTAGCCACCCATTGGGTCTACCTAATAATAAACTACCAAATACAAAACTAAACAATACGTAAGACTTACCTGTTCAAGTATAGGCCCATAACGTTATTGGTAGGCCAACTAATAACAATATGCACCCTAGAAAACGTACAGCCTCTATGTGATAATGTTTAGCTTATAAGCAAGCCTAAACTTTATAGGAGGATATAATGGCTTTTACAACCGCAACAGGTTATGGGAATTTACCCAATGGTAATTTTAGTCCTGTAATCTACTCCAAGCAGGTACAACTTGCATTTCGCAAGTCTACTGTAGTAGGAGATATTACGAACTCTGATTATTTCGGAGAGATCACTGGTCAAGGCGATACCGTTAAGATCATTAAAGAACCTGAGATTTCAGTCTCAGAATATGCGCGTGGCACAAATGTTACAGCACAAGATTTGCAAGATGAAGACTTTTCATTAGTTATTGACAAGGCCAATTACTATGCCTTTAAAATGGACGATATTGAAGAGGCGCATAGCCATGTCAATTTTATGGATCTTGCAAGCAATCGTGCAGCGTATCGTTTGTCTGACCAGTATGACCAAGAAGTTCTTGGATATATGTCTGGTTATGCACAAAGTTCTCTGCATAGTAAAGCAAGTGCCCTTAACACAACTGTTAATGGTACTAAAGCTGTATCTACTGCAGGTTCAAACGAACTGCTTTCTTCAATGCAGCTTCATAAAGGTGACTTCGGTAACATTACGACAACATCTGCTGGTACTCATTCGATTCCAGTAACTGCTCGTATGCCTGGAGCTACATCACTACCTACAGCAACTGTTTCCCCTGCGATGATTGTTTCACGCATGAAACGTTTGCTTGACCAACAGCAAGTTGATTCACAAAATCGTTGGCTTGTAGTTGATCCAGTGTTTATGGAAATTCTTGCCGATGAAGATTCACGTTTTATGAACGCTGATTTTGGTGAGTCAGGTGGACTACGTAATGGTCTAACTATTAATAACTTCCACGGTTTCCGTGTCTATACATCTTCCAATCTACCTGCCCTTGGCACTGGACCTGGAACATCAGGCACAGCTAATCAATTAACAAACCTTGGTGTTATTGTTGCTGGACATGATTCTGCTGTTGCAACTGCGGAGCAAATCAATAAGACAGAAACATATCGTGATCAAGACAGCTTTGCTGACATTGTTCGTGGTATGCATCTATACGGCAGAAAGATACTTCGTCCAGAAGCTATCGTTACTGCTCGTTATAACGCAGCATAAGGGAGGATATAACTTATGGCTACTTTTGATATGACTCTCGCATCTACTGCTGGTGTTGGCGCAGACGTTCTTCCTGTTCACACTAATGTAGGTAACACAGTACGCACTCTTGAAGCAATCTTAGATATTGATGCTATGATTACTGCAGGAGCTACGCTTGCTAATGGTGACATCTTTCAACTACTAGAAGTACCTGCTGAATCCTTTGTGATTGCTGCTGGTGCTGAAATTATGAAGTCTTTTACTGCAAGTTGTACTTGTAATATTGACTTTGGTGGTGGTGATGACATCATTGATGGTGCGGCACTTGATGCTGCTGCAGGTACATACCTTGCAAAAGGTTCTAATGGTGAGGCTAACCTTGTTAATACAGGTGCGGCTTCTACATATGCTGCAGAAGCTCTAGCTCTTGTTGGTGCTGCAGATACCATTGATGTAACAATTGCTGGTGCTGATCCTGCAACTGGACGCTTACGTGTCTATTGTGTAGTGGTTGACGTTTCTGCCGCAATGACAGAAGCTGCAGTTGCTCAACGTGACTTAATTTAAAATAACTTTAGGGGCTGGTATTGCACTGGCCCCTTTAGCTTATCTAAAGGAAACCTAATGGCACTTACATTTTTATCATTAACTAATGATGTTATAACAAGAATGAATGAAGTATCTCTTACCTCTAGTGATTTTGCAAATGCTAGGGGAGTACAAGTGCAATGTAAAAATGCTGTTAACGAAGCTATTAGATATATTAATCAAAGAGAGTTTGGTTATTCTTTTAATCATGCTACTAATAGTTCTACGCTTACTGCTGGTGTAGCACGATACTCTTTACCTACAAGTACAAAGTCTGTAGATTATAGTACAGCTAGAATTAAAAAAGATACAGATGTAAACGCATCTGGTAACAATTTAAAAACATTAAATTATAATGAGTACATTCAAAAAGAATATGCTACACAAGAAGATGAAGTTGTATCTACAACACTTAATGGTTCTCATTCTAGTTCTGTAGCAACCTTAACATTAACGTCTACTACAGGACTTGATACATCTGGTACTGTACACATTGGCGGTGAACAAGTTACCTATACAGGTATATTAGGTAATGATATTACAGGGTGCACTCGTGGTGCTAATAGTACTACTGCAGCTACACATAGTAGTGGAGTAACTGTAACACAGTTTGAGAATGGTGGAATACCACAGTTTATAGTACGTTCACCTGACAATAATTATTTATTATATCCTTTGCCTGATAAACAATACACATTAACGTTTGATTATTTTACATTTCCTAGTGACTTAGATGCACATGGAGATACTACTACTATACCTGAAAGATTTGCTCCTGTAATTGTAGATGGTGCTTCTGCTTTTGTATATCAATATCGTGGAGAAGGACAGCAATATCAAATAACGTTTGATAGATTCCAACAAGGAATTAAAAATATGCAAAGTCTTCTTATTAATAAATATGAATATGTTAGATCTACTTATATTGAAAGATCAACAGGCTATGGTAATACTTTGATGGGAACTATTTCTTAATGCCTGATAATGCTCAATTACAACCTGTTGCATTTAACTGTCAAGGTGGATTAGTTCTTAACCGTTCTAGTTTCTTAATGGACCCAGGACAGGCATTACAATTAGAGAACTTTGAGCCTGATATTCAAGGTGGTTATAGACGAATAAATGGCTATACTAAATATGTTAATCAAGTAATACCTATTACCAATACTACTGCTGAAGAACCTTTAATGGTTGCTTCTTTTGATAATAAAGTATTAGCAGCTAGAGGTGAAAGAATATACTATTCTGCCTCTACACAATTATCTATTCGTGTTGAATCAAGTACTAGTATGTCTGGTGCAGGTGCTTTAACTGTAGATTCTACTACAGGTTTTTCTGCCAGTGGTACTATTCAAATAGGTGATGAAAAGTTTACCTACACAGGAGTTACAGCAAATTCTTTTACAGGTGTAACTAGGGCAGTTTCAAGCACTACTGCTGCAGCACACACTACTGATTCGTCAGTATCACAAGAATGGACACAAATAGATACAGATAGAACTAATGCTAATAAATATCAGTTTGAAAGATTTAATTTTGATGGCAATGAAAAAATTATTTTAGTAGATCAAGTTAATGCACCTGTAGTTTTTAACACTTCTTTGTCTGCTACAGATGTTACAGATAGTAGTGTAGCAGGTTCAACTGTAGTAGCTGCGTATAGAAACCATATGTTTTATGCGGGTAAATCTACTACACCACAAGAAGTAATATTTAGTGAACCTCTTAATGAAGATGGATTTAATACAGGTAATGGTGCAGGTAGCGTTAAGGTAGATGATACTGTTGTTGCATTAAAAGTTTTTCGTAATAGTTTATTTATTTTTTGTGAAAATAGAATATTTAAATTGACAGGTTCTTCTAGTTCTGATTTTGTTGTAGAACCTGTTACTAGAAGTATTGGGTGTATTAATAGTTTTACTGTACAAGAATTTGCAGGTGATTTAATATTTCTTGGTCCTGATGGATTACGTACTATTGCTGCTACAGAACGTATTGGCGATACAGAGCTAGGAACAATTAGTAAAAATATACAATCTATTTTTGATGAAAATATTAGTAACTCAGTAGATTTTGATAGTGTAGTTATTCCAGACAAAACTCAATATAGAATATTTTTTAATAAAACAGGTCAATCTGCTGAACTTTCTAAAGGAGCTACTTGTGTTTTAAAAAAAGAAGGTTTTGAGTTTTCAGAACTTAAAGGTTTTAAAACTACATGTACAGATACTTTTGTAGAAACAGGTGATGTTATTGTTTTACATGGAGACATTAATGGATTTGTACAACGACAAGAAATAGGAAGTACCTTTGATGGAACAACTATAAAAGGTAAATACAGAGGGCCAGACATGGTGTTTGGCGATTCTGGCATACGTAAACATATGCAAAAGGTTATTATTAACTATAGACCTGAAGGAAGTGTTGACGCTGATTTAATTGTACGTTATGATAATGAAGATAAAAACTCAGCTAGACCAGCAGTTTATCCTTTTTCTACAGATAATTTAGCAGCATCTTATGGAGTTGCAGTATATAGTACAACTTCTAGCGCTACTCAATTTGTTTATGGTGGTGGTCAAGATCCTTTAGATAGAAAAGCTGTTGAAGGATCAGGTTTTTCTGTAATACTTAAAGTTGAAGATGATGGAGAAAGTAACCCATACTCCTTAAAAGGGTTTCAACTAGAATATCAATTAGGAGCTAGACGTTAAATGGGTGCTACATACACAAGACAATCAACTTACGCAGATGGAGATACCATTACTGCAGCACACACTAATGATGAATTTGATCAACTATTAGCTGCATTTGCAGCAAGCACAGGACACACACATGACGGTACTACAGGTGAAGGTGGTCCCATTAGTACAATGGCGGGTCATGCTTTAACGTTTGGTGCAGGTACTTCAGGTACAGATATTGTTATAACCTTTGATGGTGAAACAAATGACGGTGTTTTAAAATGGATGGAAGATGAAGATTACTTTGAATTTTCTGATGACATTCTTATTGCAACTTCAGAAAAAATACAGTTTCGTGATACCGCTATATATATTAATTCTAGTGCCGATGGTCAACTTGATCTTGTAGCTGATACAGAAATACAAATTGCTGCTACTACTGTTGATATAAATGGTGCAGTAGATATATCTGGTAATCTATCTATAGGTGGTAACTTAGATGTTACAGGAACGTTTGACCTTAGTGACTCAAACTTTACTAATGCTGGTGACATACAATTAGATAGCATATCTGGTGATAGTGATACAAACACAAATATAGCATTTAGTGGTTCAGATGTAATTACAATTACTACTGGCGGTGAAACACAGATTACATTTAACAATGGCTCTATACTTCCTACAACAGATAATGACGTAGATTTAGGTTCTAGTTCATTAGAATTTAAAGATATATACATAGATGGTACAGCATATTTAGATGCTATTAATTTTAATGGTACAGCTATTTCAGCAACTGCTGCTGAACTTAATATTATGGATGGCGTAACTAGTACTGCTGCTGAATTAAACATTTTAGATGGTGTAACAGCTACTGCAGCAGAGTTAAATATTCTTGATGTAAGTAATACTACTATAGGAGATTTATCAGAAATTAGTACGGTAGCCAACGATGATGTATTTCTTGCTGTTGATACTTCTGGTGGTGGCCTTAAAAAAATTCAACGTAGTGCTATAGTTTCTGGACTTGCTGCAGGTACAATGAGTGAACTTGTTGATGATACTTCACCACAACTAGGTGGTAATTTAGATACTAACTCTCAAAATATACTTATTGACGATGCACATTTTATTGGTGATGAAAATGGTAATGAACAGATAGTTTTTCAAACTACTAGCTCTGCAGTCAATCAAATAGAAGTTACAAATGCCGCTAGTGGTAGTGGTGTACAGATTGCTTCTACTGGTGGTGATACTAATATTGATTTAAAATTATTACCTAAAGGCTCTGGTCAAGTAGTTATTGATGGTAATGTAGGAATAGAGTCAGGATTAATTGATTTAAAGAATGCAGGTGCACAATCACAAATTAAATTTTATTGTGAGTCTAGTAATGCCCATGCACAAATACTTCAAGGAGCACCACACTCTGAAGCGGCTTCAAACACTTTAACACTCCCAAGCACAGGCGGTAATGTTAATTTAGTTTCAACAGCTTCTACAGATACACTAACTAATAAAACACTTACTGCACCTAAAATAGCTGATGGTGGATTTCTAGCTGATGCTAATGGTAATGAACTTGTAGTATTTCAAACAACAAGCTCTGCCGTAAATCAATTAGAGATAACTAATAATGCTAGTGGTAGTAATCCTATACTTGCAGCTACAGGTGGTGATACTAATATAGGTATTGCACTTACGCCTAAAGGTACAGGCGAGATTGTAATAGGTGCAGGTAATTTAAACTATGGTGGTACTGCAGTTACTGCTACTGGTGCAGAACTAAACATTCTTGACGGTGTAACATCTACCGCTGCCGAATTAAACATTCTTGATGGTGTAACATCTACTGCTGCAGAACTAAACATTCTTGACGGTGTAACATCTACTGCTGCTGAACTTAATATTCTTGACGGTGTTACAGCAACAGCATCAGAATTGAACTTATTAGATGGTAACACCTCTGTTGGCGGTTCAATAACAGTAGCAGATGCAGATGGTTTTGTAGTTAATGATGGTGGAACAATGAAGACTATTCCAGCAACAGATATAAAAACTTATGCTAGTGATGGTTTAGCTACTAAAGGTTTTGCTATTGCTATGGCAATCGTATTCGGATAAAGGAAAAAATAAATGGCCGTAATTAATCTAATTAACGTATCAAGTATCACACCTATAACAGTAGCTGGTGCAATAACAACAAGCAGAGCAGATATTATTGATGTTGCTGCTGACAAAGTTGCTAAAGTAAACACACTAATTATTGCAAACATTGATGGTACTAATGCTGCTGATGTTACAGTAGAAGTAAGTGTAGACAATGGTTCTAACTATGTAGCTATAGCTAAGACAGTCTCTGTACCTGCTGATGCAACACTAGTTGTTGTAGGTAAAGACAATGGATTTTACTTAGATGAAACAGACTTACTTGCAGTTACCGCTTCTGCAGCTAGTGACTTAACATACTTGTGTAGCTTTGAACTTATGGATGATGCATAATAATGGCAAGACGTAACGGTGGCTTTATTGGTACTGATGGATTAGATGCACCTGATCCACCTACAGGTGTTACTGTTAGTGGTGGTTCAGATGGTGTAGCTAGTATTAGTTTTACTGCTCCTGCAGATACAGGCACATCTGCTATTACAGGTTTTGTTGCTACAGCTAGTAATGGTATAGGTGCTACAGGTAGTTCTTCTCCCATTAGTGTAAGTAGTCTTACTTTAGGTACTGCTGTTACATTTAGAGCTTATGCAGTTAATGCTTATGGTACATCTGCTGCTAGTGATGCAACTGATAGTATTACACCTGCTGCTGCTAGGGGTGTATTTGGTGGAGGATTTAGTGGTGACGACACAAAGTCAAATGTATTGCAATATATAACAATAAGTTCAACAGGTAACTCTACTGATTTTGGTGATATGACTATTACTAGTACCTCTAGGGGAGGTATGGCTAGTAGCACTCGTGGTGTTTATTCAGGTGGTTCTGCTTCGGGTAATTCTAATGTAATAGATTATATTACTATTGCTTCAACTGGTAATGCTACAGATTTTGGTGATGCATCTACTGCCCACAATCCTAATGCTAATGGAGGTGCAAGTAGTAGCACACGAGGTGTATTTAGTTTGGGGATTACATAATGGCTAGAGTAGATGTAATAGAATATATTACTATAGCAAGTACAGGTGACTCTACTGACTTTGGTAATTTAACTGTCGCTCGTGATCCTTTTGCTCTTGCTTCATCTACTAGAGCAGTATTTGCAGGTGGTTATAATAACAGTATTCAGATGCAAAATGTGATGGATTATATTACTATAGCAAGTACAGGTAATGCTACAGACTTTGGTGATTTAACCAGAACTGCTTCACAAGGCTGTGGTTTATCAAGTGCTACTAGAGGTGTTTTTACTGGAGGCCCAACAACAGGACAAACTGTTGAATACATTACCATAGCAAGTACAGGAAATGCTACTGACTTTGGTGATCTTACTGTAGACAGAAGATATGTTACTGGTACTTCTAGTACAACAAGAGGTGTACATGCAGGAGGTAATACAGATAATTTAGGTGATGCATATAATAGTACAATGGATTATATAACAATAGCAAGTGCAGGTAACTCCACTGACTTTGGTGACTTAGTTACTCCTGTTAATGCCTCTACTGGTGTATCTAATGCCCACGGAGGACTAGGATAATGCCCAACTATAATGGCGTATGGAGCCTCTCAACGCAGTATCAGTATGCAGCAGATTGGCCTTTAAATCCTGAAGATATTCAATCTGCATCTGCACAATCATCAGCAAGGGCAGTATTTGCTGGTGGTGAGATGGGTGGTTCTGCAGTAAACACTATGGAGTTTGTAACTATAGCTACAACAGGTAATGTTACAGACTTTGGTGATATGACATTAGCAAGGGCACGTCTTGCTGGTTGCTCAAGTTATACTAGAGGCGTTTTTGGTGGTGGCTCTAGTGCAACAAATGTAATGGATTATATAACAATAGCTACAGCAGGAAATGCTACTGACTTTGGTGATCTTTCTGCTACTAAACTTCATTTGACGGCAGTTTCTAGTAATATTAGAGGTGTGTTTGCTGGTGGCTATAACGCTCCAAATAATGTAGATGTTATGGAATATATAACTATTGCTTCTGTTGGTAATGTTACAGATTTTGGTAATTTAAGTGCTATATCAAGAAGGGGAACTGGTCACTCTAGCACTACTAGAGGGGTAATAGCTCTTGGTACACCAACGGCAAGTGACAGTTATAGTGATACTATAGAATATATTACTATTGCTAGTACAGGTAATACTACTGACTTTGGTAATCTTTCTGCTGCTAAATATAACATGGGTGGTCATTCTAGTTCTACAAGGGGAATATTTGGTGGTGGTAGGAGTTCAGGCACTGATTATATTAATGTGATAGAATATATTACTATTGCTAGTACTGGTGATGTTACAGACTTTGGTGATTTACTTGCAGGAAACAGAAATTTTATGTCTACTAGTAGTCATACTAGAGGTTTATTTGCTGGAGGAAATGCGGGTGGGGCTGTAGTTGATGTAATACAATATATTACTATTGCTTCTACAGGCAATGCTACTGACTTTGGTGATCTTTCTGCTGCTAACTTTGAAAATCCAGCTGCTGTATCTTCAGCACACGGAGGATTATTTTAATGTCGTACA